CGGATCGACAGCGCCAAGAGCAACTACGCGCCAGCCCAAGAAGCGGAATGGTATAAGCTGACCGCCATCGAGATCGAGAATGGCGAGATTGTCGCCGCCGCTCTCCCATGGACCCCGCCAGGAGTGTTCGGGGCGCTAACCATGGCGGACTGCGTTGCGATCCTGGAAACCATCCAGAGGGGCTTCACAAAGGACGGGGAACGCTTTTCCTATGCCGCAGACAACAAGGCAAAGATCGGGCTGGCTTGGGAGGTGATCACCGCCACCAACAAAGCAAGCAAAGATCAGGCGAAAAACATCATCAAGACCTGGGAAGCCGAAGGGGTGTTGATCAAAGTGGAAGGCCCATCACCATCAAGCAAACACGACAGGGACAACTATACCGTGTGTCCAGAGAAGTTGGCGCAGATGAAATTGGCCGCCCCGAAGCCAATTAATGTACAGTTTTGAGCGGGTGCAACTAGGTATTGGAAACTGCCACTTTGTTGCACCAGAACTGCACTTTACTGTCGGTGCAACTGAATCGATCCCCTAGGTAGGGAACTATCTGCACGCGCAACTGCTATTGTACCGCAGTTGCACGCGCAGATAAGATAGTTTCCAACTGCCCTAGGGGATCGCCCGCTTGTTGCAGCACAACCATAAAGGAGAGAAAGAATGGCGAAAGAAGAAATCATCCCACCGCTGAAAGAGGCGAAAGGCGAATGGGTATGGCGAACAAAGCAGGCGGGGGCGCTGGATGCCCTGGTGGCGGAGATCGAAAGGCAGTGGGGATTTGATCGGCTTCCGCTGCTGGTGTCCACGGCGACAAGGGAGCGGTTCCAGGCGGCAGAGGATATGCACCGGCAGGCAACAATGGCGGGCGAGGATATGGCGGAAATGGACGCCATGATGATGAGGGCCTGGAAGGCATTGGCCACTGAAGCACTGGCGGCAGGGTATGAACCGCTGCCTGGGGCATTGGTATCGATCCAGGCGGATGAGGTGGAACGCGGCACCATCTGCATCTGTCAGGATGATACCCATGCACAGGCGGTCCTGGCGCGGGCTAAGGCAGAAGGGTGGAACGCGGAGGCTTGGACGGTGGAGGAGGTGGGGCGGGTTCTGAAGGGGGCCTCGCCTATCGCGGAAATCAAGGCTGCATTTCCCCAAGCCAAGGTGGTAAGAAAGGGGAAGTTGATCGAGGACGAAATCCCAATCTAAAGAGGCAGAACCATGGGCCGAGATTTCGCGGAAGAGGTGGTGGATTTCGGGCCTGATGTAGAGGATGAGATAATGGCGAGTAATGGATGGACGCCGGATAAACTGTTTGAAGGCGGCGCAATCACAGAGGCGCAATATGCGGGGGCTGTGCGGTATCTGGAAGACTATCAGCAGGGTGTGGATGGGGCGGGGAAAGGGATTAGGCCGGGCCACAAGGTGGCTGGGGCTGGGCAGATCAGGACCAAGCGGCAAGCCGCTGAGAGTTACCGGGATGCGTTCCATGCTGCTGGCAGCGATGTTACCGGCGCCTTAAGCTGGTGTGTCCTGGGGCGCGGCACAGTCTATGGGCTGGCTGAATGCAAAGGCTGGAACCCGCAGCGGGCGCTTACGGAAGTGATTAAGGGGCTGGACAAGTTGGCGGCGCACTATGGCAGCGCATGAATGGCGAGAGGGGTATGATGTGGGCAGGTTAGCACCGATCTGGATTGATGAAGAGCATATGCCACGCATCTTGGAGATGATCTCCAGGGGCGTTTTAATGATTGATATCATTAAGATGGAGGGGATGCCTTCATGGTGTGTGATCAATAAGTGGCTTCAAGAACCGGAGTGGCAGGCACAATACGCGCGGGCGCGCTTGCAAATGGCCCATGTCGTTGCCGAGACAGCCATCAAAGAGGCAACCGAAAATAATACGGACGATCCGCAGCGAGCCCGGTTAAAATTCGACGCAAGGCGGTGGTATGTCGGAAAAATTGCGCCCAGGGTCTATGGCGACAAAGTACAGCATCAGGTGGAAGTGGGCGAGAGTTATGTGGAAGCCCTGAAGATGGCATCCCAGCGCATCAGCGAGCGGATCAGGGAAGAAAGGCAACGAAATCAGATAGTTGATGTCGATCCAGAGACTGGTGACGCCATCCAGAAAATAGGAAATGATGCCGAATTGGCAAAGCCGAAGAAGCGAACGAAATCAAAGGGTTAGCCCGGAATTTTACATAATGGACCTTATGCGGTTCCACGGTTCGGGCGCCTGGGCAGCGCCAGCCCCCCCCACCCCACCCCCCCCGAAATTTTCGGGAGGGGGCGGGCTGGTGGCAGGATATGTATGTTTACCCCCCCCTGGGGTGGGGGGTAAAAATCGCCCAAATCCCCCACCCCCGAAAAATTTTCAGATAGGTACCCCATGGCAGGCAGACCCCTACGGCGAGCGCGATTAGCAGCGGAAGCAGCGGCGAAGGCTGCGGCGGAAGCAGGGGAGGGGGCTTCCCCGCCACCCCCTGCCCTGCCTCCCCTACCCCAAGGCGCCATGCCCCCCGCCACCCCCGCCACCCCCGCTGCCCCGACAGCGGAGGAACAGGCGGCGATCATCGAGCAATTGGCGACAGACCCTGTTCTGTTCGTTGAATCCATGCTTGGCGCCACCCCGCAAAAGTGGCAGGCGGAAGCGCTAAGAGCCATTGCCATCAATGATCGGGTGGCGATCCGCTCCGGCCATGGCGTGGGGAAGACTGCGTTCTTGTCCTGGCTGGTGCTGTGGTGGCTTTTGACGCGGCTTCCTACCAAGGTGGTCTGCACTGCCAACACGGCGCACCAGTTGTCCGATGTTTTGTGGTCAGAGATCGGGAAATGGCACCGCAAGCTGCCGGAGGGAATGCGGCGCCTGCTGGAGATCAAATCCGACAAGATCGAGTTGATTGGCGTCCCTGACAGCTTCGCGGTGGCGCGCACCAGCCGCCGGGAACAACCGGAAGCCTTGCAGGGGTTCCACTCGGAAAACCTCTTGTTTGTGATTGATGAGGCTTCGGGTGTGCCGGATATCGTGTTTGAGGTGGGCCAGGGCGCCTTGTCCACCGAAGGCGCCAAGGTGGTAATGACGGGGAACCCCACCAGAACCACCGGATATTTCTATGATGCCTTCACCAAGAACCAAAAGCGGTGGTGGGGGCGGAAGGTGTCCTGCCATGATGCAGACACGGTGGATAAGGGTTTCTTGGAGGAAATGGCGGCGCAGTATGGCGATGGGTCAAACCAGTACCGGGTGCGGGTGTTGGGCGAGTTCCCGGCGGGTGATGATGATGCGCTGATCGCGCGCCATTTGATTGAGGCTGCGTTGACGCGGCAAGTGGAACCCAGCCGCACGGCGCCGGTTGTGTGGGGCTTGGATGTCGCGCGGTTTGGTGACGACCATACCAGCCTCGCCAAGCGGCGGGGCAATGCGATCATGGAGCCGATTAAGATGTGGCGCGGCAAAGACCTGATGGAGACTTGCGGCCTAATCAAGGTGGAATGGGACGCCACCCCCGGCAGCTTGCGCCCCCAGGAGATTTTGGTGGATGTGATCGGGCTTGGCGCGGGTGTGGTCGATCGGCTGCGGGAACTTAATCTTCCCGTCAGGGGCATCAATGTGGCGGAGTTGCCAGCCTTGGAGGGCCACAGGTTCCACCGGCTGCGGGATGAGTTGTGGTGGCGGGCCAGGGAGTGGTTTGAAGCCAGGGACTGCACCATGCCCAAGGATGAGGGATTGGTGGATGAGTTGTGTGGGCCGGTGTATAATGTCACCAGTGCGGGGAAGATCCAGGTGGAACCAAAGGCGCAGATGAAGCGGCGCCTGGGGCGAAGCCCCGACAAGGCGGATGCTTTCTGCCTTACCTTTGCCGGGACAGCGGCGGCGGTGAGTGTGGGGGCGGGGTATAGTTTGAAGTGGGGACAGCCGTTGAGGCGGAATGTGAAAGGTGTGGTTTGAAATGAAAGAAATCTGGGACAAAGATCGCCCGAAAGACCTCCCGAAGCCCAAGAAGTTATCGCCTGGCAAGAAGGCTGCGGCGATGTCTAGGGCCAAGGCGGCGGGGCGCCCTTATCCAAATTTGGTCGATAACTTGGCGGCGGCGAAGCGGAAGAAGTGAAATTGGGGTATATATCGGCCCTAGTTTTGTGTTATTTGTGGGCTATGGCTTGTTTTGAGGTGCGGTAAGTATGTCGGAGACTGTGGACCCCCGCCAGCGGTTTTTGTTCTCTACCCTTCCTGGGCTTCTTGGTCAGGCATACAACTATGTGCGCCAGAACCCTTTCCAGGCCACAGCGGATGTCGCCCAGGCTGTTTCGCCGGGTGGTGCCTTGCAGGACGCCTTGGCGGGTTCTGAGCAGATCAGCAGATCAGCCCTTCGCGGCGACATTGGCGGAATGGTGGGCGGTGCTGGCACCATGGGTGCGGGGTTGCTGGGGGCTATTCCGATTGCGGGGATGGCGGGGCGCGCGGGTGGTGCCGCGATGCGCGGGGCGTCAGAAGCTGCGCCAGCGGCCAGGGCGGCGGGCGCCACAATGGACCCGGCGCAAGCCATGAGGATTGCCACGGCGCCGCAGCCTGGGGCTGGGGTTCCTTTGCTGGGCGGTGCCGATCTGGAGCGCGCTAACGAGTTGTCTCAGCGGGTGTTGGATTTCCGGCGCCAGCAAATGACGCTTAAGCCAAACCAGCGTCTTGGCCCAAATCCAAATGATCAAATTTTTGAGCCTCCGCAATTGGGGCGAACCATTGAGGGGGTGCCGCAGACAATCGGGCGCGAAGTTGAGGCGCTGCGCCTGGAGAATATCGCGCCGGGAGGCAAGAATAAGTTGCCCGGTTCATCTGCGGGTGCGGGCAACGCAGCGACACTGGCGGAGAATTATGGGCCGGTTTATGAGCGGATCACGGGTGATCTGGGGCCGATTGCCAAGATCATGCGCGGCGAGGCTGTAGAGAACGCCACGCCGGAACAACTGCAAGCAGCCAATGCTGCGTTTTTCTACAATATGCGCCCGATGTATGATCAGCTTGTCGCGCGCGGCGCCAGCCCGCAGGAAGCCATGCGGCGCATCCAGCAGGAAGCCCAGGCGATTGCCGGGACAAGCCCGCAAACAGACACCATGCAAAACATCATGAACTCTGCATTTTTGCAGAACAGGATGGCGCGCGGATTGCCGATTGATGCGAAAAGCATTGAGGCTGCAACTGGACCGGGTTCTGGCTATAACATCATCTACAACCAACATCCCAAATTGACTGAAGGCTTGTTGGGTGGCACCGCGACTATCGCGCAAAATCCCAAGCCGAGTGTCTTTGCGCGCAACATTTCCGGCGATTTGAGTGGCGTGACTGCTGATATGCACAATGTGCGCGCCATAAATCTGCTGTATAATGACGCATACCCTGGGCAGCTTCCCATTTCTTCCTTCAAGAATGAAAAGACCTTCAACCAATACAGGGCGGCTTATACGCCTGATGAAAATGGCGTAGTTCGTGGATTGAGCGATCAGACAATGCTTGAAATGATGGTTTCTAGGCCAAGCGGCCAAGCCATCGCCAAGCAACAGGTTTCCACTGAATATCCCATTTATTCAGAAATCACCACTAATGTTGCAGAAAGGCTTGGCTTGACGCCTGCTGACGCGCAAGCATTGATGTGGTTCTATTATGGGGGCCGCACTGGATTGGCTTCTGAGGCGAAAACAGTGCCGCAGTTGCTGAATGATCGCCTTTCGATCACTGCCCAGGCCCTTGGCGTCAGCCCGCAAGAAGCCTTCGATCTATACCGGCGCAACATGATCCCACTGGCTGGCGCGGCGCCAGCGGCCTATCTGGGTTCTGGTTTGCTGGGTGGTGAAGAATGAAATCCCCCGCCTGGACCCGTAAAGCTGGCAAGGCTGCATCTGGCGGGCTGAATGAGGCTGGGCGCCGGTCTTATGAGGCGGCGAACCCTGGGGCCAATCTGAAGCCCCCGGTGAAATCTGGCGACAATCCGCGCCGGGCAAGTTTCCTGGCGCGGATGGGCAATATGCCGGGGCCAGAGCGTGATGCGAAGGGGGAACCCACCCGCCTGCTGAAATCGTTGCAGGCTTGGGGCGCTTCCAGTAAGGCAGAGGCGCGGGCGAAGGCGAAAGCCATTTCCGCCCGCAACAAGGAACGCGGAAAATGAAGTGTCCGAAAGCCACCTATGATCTCAAAGAGAATCTGGAATACCGGGATCGCGCGTTTAAGGATTTCGGCTATGGTCCTGCGAACCCGAATAGCGAAGATGATTTCTTCTGGCGACAGAGGGCGCAGGAATGGAATACGACTGTTGATGAGGCTAAGACGATGCGGTGTGGTAATTGCGCCGCGTTCATCCAGACCCCGGAAATGATGGCGTGTATTGTTAAGGGTATTCAGGGGGAAGAATCCAACGATGAGACATACGCGCCCGAAGTTACTGATGCGGCGAATTTGGGTTACTGCGAATTGTTGGAGTTCAAGTGTGCGGCGGACCGGGTGTGCAGTGCATGGCTGGTCGGCGGGCCGATCACAAAGGCGCTGACCGGGCGCAAACGTGATATGGTGCTGATGGCTAAAGTGATGATTTCGCCAAAGGATGGCGAACAAGACATGGAAGAAGAGGAATAGTCCAATCATGCAGCCTCAGATTTCCGATTTGGTGGAAGACATCAAAGAAATGATGATGGGCGAGGCGGAAGGCGCGGGCATTGACGCCAACCAGCCTGACGAAATTGATGTCCAAGCCATTGTTACGGCGGAAATCGAAGATGCTGTGGATTTCATTGACAACACCATTTCGCCGGAACGGGCGCTGGCGGTTGAGTATTACCGGGGCGAGCCTTTCGGAAATGAGGAAGAGGGCCGCTCCCAGGTAATCAGCCGCGATGTGCGGGACACTGTGCAGGCGATCTTGCCCAGTTTGATGAAGGTGTTTTTCAGCGGGAATAATATCGTTGAATATGCGCCGAATGGCCCGGAAGATGTGGCGGCGGCGGAGCAAGCCACGGATTACATCAATTATGTGGTGACGCGGGACAATCCGGGCTTTGAGATTTTCTATTCCGCGTTCAAGGATGCCTTGGTGGGCAAGAGCGGGATTATCAAGTTTTACTGGGATCAGCAGATCGAAGTTGAAACCTCTGATCTTTCCGGCTTGGATGATAACAGCATCGCGGTGTTGAACTCTGATCCTGAGTTAGATGTTCAGGTGTTGGTGGCTTATCCTGGCGAAATGGACCCCATGACGGGGATGCCCGGCCCAGGCACTTATGATGTGCGGGTGGTGCGGCGCCGGGACAAGGGGCGCCTTCGCATTGCGGCGGTTCCGCCGGAAGAGTTGCTGGTGAGCCGAAACGCCATCAGCCTGGATGATGCTTCGATTGTCGCCCATCGCCGGATCATGACGATGAGCGAATTGGTGGCGATGGGCTATGATCAAGAAGAGATCGAGCCTTACGCCGATGATGTTGATGAATTGCAGGACAATGAAGAGCGGTTCATCCGTAATCCTGATGCCGCCATTGATCTTGCGAACCGCAATGACATCGCGGCGCGGAAAATTCTGTATATCGAGGCTTATGTCAAAATTGACATGGATGGCGATGGCATTGCCGAGTTGCGGAAGGTCTGCGCCGTGGGCCAGGGCTATGAAGTGATGCGGAATGAGCCAGCGGATATGATCCCTTTTGCTGTGTTCTGCCCTGATCCTGAACCCCACACATTCTTCGGGATGTCTGTCGCTGATCAGGTGATGGATATCCAGTTGATCAAATCCAACATCCAGCGAAATATGCTGGACAGCTTGGCCCTGGCGATCCACCCGCGTGTGGGGGTGGTTGAGGGGCAAGTGAATGTGGATGATGTCCTGAATACCGAAGTTGGTGGCGTTATCCGTATGCGTTCACCGGGTATGGTGCAGCCATTCTCTATGCCATTTGTGGGCCAGCAGGCGTTCCCGATGCTGGACTATATGGATGGCATGAAGGAAAGCCGCACAGGCGTCACCAAGGCCGCTGCGGGCTTGGCGGCGGATGCGCTGCAATCATCCACCAAGGCGGCTGTGGCGGCTACTGTGACGGCTTCCCAGCAGCGTATGGAGTTGATTGCCCGCATCTTTGCCGAAACCGGCATGAAGCGGCTTTTCTCTGGGCTGCTGCGCTTGGCGATCCAGAATCAGCGCCCGGATCGGCTGGTGCGGTTGCGTGGGAAGTTTGTTCCCGTTGATCCGCGCGCCTGGGATGCCAACATGGATGTGGTGGTGAATGTCGCGCTGGGCGGCGGGACGGATGAAAACAAGATCGCGGTTCTGACCACCATTCTCGCCAAGCAAGAGCAGATTTTGCAGCAGGCGGGGATTGATAATCCGCTTGTGACCCTGGCCCAGTATCGCAACACCCTAGCGCAGATTTTGGCCCTGTCTGGCTTCAAAGATGTGGGGCAGTTTTTCAACGATCCGGCGCAGATGCCGCCGATGCCCCAGCAGCCGCCGAAGCCTTCGCCGGAAGAGTTGCTGGCCCAGGCGCAGATGGCGGCGATCCAGGCTGATATCCAGAAGAAGGCGGCGGAACTGGAACTGAAGCGCGAGGAAATGGTCCGTAAGGATGATTTGCAGCGTGATCAGATGGAATCTGATTTGATGGTGAAGATTGCCGAAATGCAGGCCCGTTATGGCGCGCAGATCGATGTGGCGCAGATCAGGGCGGCGATGGAGCGGGACCGCGAGGCGATGCGCCAGATGCAGATGATGCAGCGCCAGCAGGCGCCGCAACTGCCGCAAGTGGTTGGGGCGCAGATGCCAATGACAGGGGTGGGCAATAACTTTGGCTAGTATCTCAGAACAGATCGCCGCAGCGAATGATGCGCTGCGGCTTCTGAATGATCCCACCCTGAAGGCGGCGGTTGAGACTGTGGAAAAGCAGTTATTCGCCCAATGGTGCGAGGCCAAGTTCGAGGCTGATCAGAAATACATCCACGCCACCATGCGCGGGATGCAAGAGTTTCTGCGGCTACTTCAAGCCACTGTGGACAGTGGCAAGGTGGCTGCTTCTTTCGCTGAAAAGCGATCACAAGAAAGGAAGATTTGATGTCTGTAACGTCCGGCACCCCCGCTGAAGGCGGGATCGGCATTCCCCAGGCACAAGATGCCATCTCCAATTTGCTGGCCGCCGATTTCGGCGACACCCAGGAAGCTGGTGAGGCGCAGCAGCCAGAGGCGCAAGCCGATGGCACCGAATCAGATCAGGAAGAAGCCCCGGCTGAAATCCCTTCTGATGAGGAAACCGAAGAAGGCGAAGACACCGAAGAGCAGTTCGAAGAGCAACCGCGACTTCCCACCACCTTGAAGGTGAAGGTGAATGGTGAGGAAGTTGAGGTCACACTTGACGAATTGCAACGCGGCTATTCGCGCCAATCGGACTATAGCCGGAAGACCCAGCAGCTTGCGGAAGAGCGGAAGGCTTTTCTGTCTGAGGCTGAAGCCATCCGGCAAGAGCGGGCGCAGTATTCCACTCTTTTGACTGCCCTTCAGCAGCAGTTGCAATCACAGCAGCAGCTTGAGCAGCAGCCTGATTGGGACCGTCTTTATGATGAAGACCCCATCCAGGCTACCAAGCTGGAACGCCAGTGGCGCAAGGTTCAAGAAGATCGGCAAGCCAAGTTCTCTGCCATCCAGGCGGAGCAACAGCGTGTCAATCAAGCCCTTGAATATCAAACTGCGGAGCAGATGAAGGCTTTGCTGGTACAGCAGGCGCAGCGCATCCCTGAAATCATTCCCGAGTGGAAGGATGAAAAGGTGGCGACTGAAGGTAAGAAGCAACTACGGGGCTGGCTTGCGGATCAGGGATTGAACGAAGTTGAGATCAATTCTCTGAGCCGGGCCGAACACGTTGCGATCTTGCGGAAGGCGATGCTGTATGATTTGGGCCAGCGT